CCATCCTTAATGAGTCGCTTAGCTTCTTCGGCGGACACAAGGTTCTGACCATAATAGGTGTAGGCAGTGAGAGCGGCGAGACCGCCGATGAAGACTAGTGGAATCATTTAGTACTTGGTGAGATTTAAACTTTTACATGATTCATCTCAAAGCAACATTGGGCGTGACCATTATATGTCTTGTTACATGCTCGACAGTGGACCGTTAACCTATTGCTATTGTTGTTACTGTTGCTATTGCTATTGCTGTTACTGTTACTGTTGTTAAGATTGAGAAACTTCTTCTTGGGACGAATTTTTTTTGGAACGGTTTTAACATTTTTATCGTTGATGTTCAACCTGAGACCATTACCTGATAATGGTTTTATAAAAGCTGCGATGGGGTCGTAGTTTCTCCCATTATTAGAATTCTCTGTAAATATAGCACCTCTACCAGATATTCTTATACGACGACCCTTTGTGTCCATATATGGGGTGGGTCCTACGGACATTTTATTGAATGCCTCTCTGGCATATTTGGCGACCACTGAAGACATACTTGTTTATTGTATACAAATATAAATTTGTGAGACGGAGGCGCCGACTCACAAATTGGAAAAATGAAAAAAAAATAAAATATATTCGAATTAGTTACCGAAAGCAACACCACCCATACCATTCTTCACACGGAGAATGTTATAGTTGACCGCATAAACACGATGAAGCTGGTTACCACCTGAGGGGTTGGCGAGGGTAAGCTTAGCGTTGTCGATACGTGAGAAGTTTAGTGTACCAGTTGGCTGCATCTTGCTCATAGTCAGACAGAAAGGCCACGTGAAAGTGGGAAGATCCTCGAGAATATCATCGGGAAGATCGGTACAGTGCATTTCGGGAATCACTGTGTGGTGGTAGACACTCGATGTATCTTCGAAAAGGGGGACACCGTTGATGTAAAGGGAAGTTTTATCGAAGTTGAATTCGGTGTCCCAGTCGTCACCACCGGTAGTGTTACCTGAAACGAGGTGAAGAGACTTGACGGGGTGATTGAAGTAGCTGAGATCAATCTCAGTATCGGTGCTTGAGGCGGGTTGATACTGTGTCTGGGTAATGAGAATTTCATGCTCGGTATCCGTGAAGAACTTACGTTCATCGGTATCGAGGTACATGTAGTTACCCCAAATTTTTGGGCTACCAGTAGGTGTGTAACCGTCACGACACTTGATACGAATCTCAACATCGTGGTACTGGAGGGCCACCAAAGGGAGACACTTGGTCCAATCTTCACCAAAGAAGAAGGGAATCATGTAGTGGTCGCCACCATGATTGGTTTTCAGTACAGAAGTTGTGGCAGCCATCGACGCCTTCGCGGTAGTGTCACGCATGAGGGGGTTGTGTACACCCTGAATAAAGAGTGAATCCAACTGTGAAACCTTTTGTCCACCAATCCACAGACTGAACTCGGTGGGGTTGGCGGCGGTTGAAGAGAAAAGACCATCGGGGTTGTTTTGCACATTAGAAACAAGAGTATCTTCTATCCAGATGTAGCTCATGAGATCACCCTTGGAACGGATAGGAACAGAGATTTCATTGTTCGCTCCGAAAGTGCCGATGTAGTCCATACGTTCGGGCTTCATAGCGAAGTTGGTGTAACGTTTGTAGTTCTGGCGGAAGAAGCTGACCTGGGGTTCACCCGTGATGTAAACATCCTGGGCACCCACTGACACGAGCTCAATTAAAGCGGCAGACATTTATTAGTAAATGATATTAAAAAATTGGGTGAATATATTGATATGGTAGTGTTCCAGGCTCTCACATGGGAACCTAGAGACACGGAAGATGAGCACCATGTCAGTATATTTGGGAAGACTGAGGATGGTAAATCGGTTTGTGTGACTACATCATTTAGTCCATATTTTTTCATAAAACTTACATTCGGGACGTCGCAACAAACAGTTAATGAAATCTATAATCTTCTGTGTAGGAAATGTCCTGAATGTGTCACGTCATATTCTATGGTAAAGTCCAAGGATGTTTGGGGATTTCAAAACAATGAAGAGTTCTTTTTTGTGAAAATCAACTTTACGAACCTCGCAGCTCGTCGACGTGTTGATGGTTTTTTGAGAAGACCTGTGGACCTTTCTTCTGGGACAAAAATGTTAAAAGTGTATGAGTCTAACCTCGATCCAGTTCTTCGCCTGATGCATCGAACTGGTATTCAATCAACTGGGTGGATCGACACTGGTGTTAAGTGTGTACGATCACATCTTGCCAAGGTAGATATAGACCTATGGTGTAATGATTGGTCTTCCCTGAAGCATGTGGATCGAGATGATATTGCCCCATTCGTCGTGGGATCGTTTGATATAGAATGTAATAGTTCAACGGGTAAATTTCCAAATGCGGAAGTTCCTGGTGATGCTTGTTTTCAAATTGCAGTATCACTTTGTAAATTTGGAACAGATGAACCTTATGAAAAGGTGTGTTTATGTTACAAGAAGACAGAAGGTCCTGATGTTATAAGTTTCGACACTGAGCGAGAAATGCTTGAAGCGTTTCAAAAGTATCTACACGATAAGAACATTGATATCATCACTGGGTGGAATATTTTCGGGTTCGATCTTGAGTATATTTATAAGCGAGCTCGATACTGTAGATGTAATCCAAACTTCTACAAACTTGGAAGATTGAATGACGAATCGTGTCAACTCAACCTGAAAAAATTAAGTTCAAGTGCTTTGGGTGACAACTTCCTGAAGTTACTTCCGATGTCTGGACGATTTATCTTCGATATGTTCCATGAAGTTAAGAAGGGTTACAAATTGGATTCATACAGTTTAAACAATGTTTCAAAGTTGTACCTTGATGACCAAAAGATTGACATGTCCCCAAAAGAAATGTTTGCTCGCTACAAAGAGGGTGATCCTGGGAAGTTGGGTGAAGTTGCCGAGTACTGTATCAAGGATACCTTACTTCCTCACAAACTCTTGAAAAAGCTGTGTATACTCTTGAACCTTCTGGAGATGGCTAAGGCTACTTGGGTACCATTATGTTTCTTGGTCGAACGTGGCCAGCAAATCAAAGTGTTTAGTCAACTTACGAAAAAGGCCCGTGAACTAGGATTTATGGTTCCCACGATTCGTTATGGCACGATTCCAGAAGAACCCTATGAGGGTGCGACGGTTCTCGAAGCTCAAAAAGGTGCCTATTATACACCAATCACAGCCCTGGATTTTGAAGCGCTATACCCTTCAATTATGATGGCCCACAATCTATGTTATTCAACATATGTGATGGATGAAAGACGATATGGGAATATCGAGGGTGTTACATATGAAACATTCAATATTGCTGATCGAACCTACAAATTTGCTCAAAATGTTCAAAGTCTTTTACCAGCGATTCTTCTTGAACTCAAACAGTTTCGAAAGAAAGCAAAAAGGGATATGGCGGCTGCAACTGGTGGAATGAAAGAGGTGTATAATGGTAAGCAGTTGGCTTATAAAATCTCGATGAACTCTGTGTATGGGTTTACAGGGGCTGGTAAAGGGATTTTACCTTGTGTACCTATCGCGTCGACGACGACGTGTCGAGGTCGTGGTATGATTGAGGAGACAAAGACTTATGTCGAGAAGAACTTCCCGGGTGCGAAGGTAAGATATGGCGACACAGATTCAGTGATGGTAGAGTTTGATGTTGGGGATCGAACGGGTGAAGAAGCTGTCAAATACAGTTGGGAAATTGGTGAACGCGCAGCGGAAGAGTGTAGCGCCCTGTTCAAAAAACCAAACAACCTGGAACTCGAGAAAGTGTATTGGCCCTATTTCCTCTATTCAAAGAAGCGGTACGCCGCCAAGCTTTGGACAAAGGGTAAAGATGACCAGATGCATATGGACTACATCGATATCAAGGGGCTTCAAGTTGTTCGACGAGATAATACTCCACACGTCAGAGAAGTTTGTAAAGAACTCCTCGATGTAGTTCTCAACGCCCCTGATATAGGTCCACCGATGGAACTCGCCAAAGAACGAGCGATAGAACTTCTTTCAGGTGATGTACCGAATGAAAAGTTGGTACTCAGTAAGTCACTTTCAGACAGTTATAAGGTAAACGGAGAACCAGTGTCAGTGACAGGTCCTAGAATTGGTGAGATCAATCAAGCTCACGTACAAGTTGTTCATAAGATGCGCGATAGGAAACCTGGTTCTGAACCACAGTCTGGTGATCGTGTTCCATTTTTACTGACGAAGACAGATGACCCCAAGGCTAAGGGATTTGAGAAATCCGAAGATCCCAACTATGTGGAAGAAAACAACATTCCAGTTGATTACCATTACTACTTCGTAAACAAGTTCCTAAACCCGGTGTGTGATCTTCTTGAACCCCTTTTTGGTGACCCGAAACAGGATATCTTTGGGGATATCATATCTCAACACAAACCTAAAAAGAAGGAGACTGGTCCAGCACTCAGTGGTATGAAAAAAGATGACCTCATCGAAGAGTGTAAGAAGCTTGGTCTTGATCAATCTGGAAAAGTCGCTGAGCTACGCGAACGTATTAAAAATTTGAGAACACCAAAAACAGAATCGATTCAAGACCTATTTAAAAAATACGAGCAATCATCTAGTAAGGAATGATGTTGCACGATAAAATCGCAGAATTGATTGAACAAGAAGTCAGCGAGCGTGTAAGTACTTTACTAGGTGAGTATGCTGAGACTATATCTAGAAAGCACGCAATTCCTCTCAATATACTCTTGAGAGATTTACCATCCGTCGCGAATGTATCACTCTGTAAAGGTATAAAGTCTAATGGCCAACGCTGTGTTTTCAAAGGAAGTGGGGATGGATATTGTAGACACCATAAAAGTCAAGGTGATAAAATTCGAGTACGATCACTCTCGAGTTCGAACCTACACACGCACGGTCCAGAAAAAATGTTTGTTAGAGGATGTCCGGGATGTGAAAATTCAAAAGGGCTTATAGATTTGGGTTATGTATTGAACAATGAGTAAAAGTGGTATCCTACTAACATCAATCAATTCATTTTATAACCAAGAGGAAAACCGAACTAAATTAATAAACATTTTAGATAAATCTAGTGGAATATCTCTGCGAAATCTAGAATGGTTCATCACAAACTATGCAAAGAAAAACAACACTTCATATACGACTAAAGATGGAAAGTATTTTACAGTCCATTGTGCCTACAAATCGAGTCTCGATGGATACAGTAAAAAACTTTTTGACCCATTTTGTCGTTCAGAAAAATTCGCTTATGAGGTTCCTGGTACATCTCATGAAATTCAAACAACGTTGGCACAGTTAAATTTCATCAAATGGTGTATCAAAAATAATATCATCGATTATATTTCTAATAATAAGGGTTCATTGTTTAATAAGCAACTGACATAGTTCCTCTGTCAAATACGAACGTCTGGTAACCGGTGTAGTACATATGTAAAGAGTAAGTTTTAGTAGCCACATCGACCAATGATCCCTGACTTGTATCCAGTTTCACTTCTATAGATGTTTTTTCCGACTGTATCTGACTAAAATCCAAGTTTCCCGATGGTTCCACATTAATAGGATTCATCGAGAAGCTGTATGTATAGATATTTCTAATTGGTGTCGCAAGTCTATTTCTGAAAGGAATGAGGTATTTGTAATAACTATGATTTGTTTTTGAAACGTTTGGTATTTTACCCCCGTTGATGTAAAAACTTACATTTTCCATGACCGGCTCAAAGAATGTTTGTACTTCATCAAAATTTACGTTCGAAGAAAAGTTGAAACGGTTTTGAGAATAATAGTTCTTAGGGTCACTTGCATCA